GAAAGAGTTTTGGGATTCTGCACGAGGGCAGGCTGAAATCAAAGACTGGCAAGAAAATGCAGTCGCACGAAATTATCAGCCCCTGGGCCAAGCCCGGGAGAAGAAAGAGTTTTTGCCACTCACAAAACTGTTGGAGCAGAAGATCCGTTTGTTCATTTACTTCCATGCTGCGTTTTACTGGTTTGGCGCACGCCTCACCCAGTTTTTCAACAATGGCATGAAGCAATTCCCCGACCAATCACCGTTCAAGATTGGCGTGACCTACCAACATGGAGGTTTCTCACAATTTGTCGATTTTTTGTCAAGAAACATGAATTATTTTGTCCAGGGGGACTGCTACCGCTGGGACAAATTTTTCAAGGGGTTTTTGCGTTTTTGTGTGCTCCAAATGCGTCTCCGAATGCATCGTGGTTACAAACAAAGAACCAAGGAGTATCTCAAATTTGAACGTGACCTAACCTATTTCTACCAGAAAGCAACATATGCAACAGTACTCTCATCGTGGGGCACTGTGTTTAGCATGTACTATGGAACAATGTGTTCAGGTGATGTGACAACTTCCTACGATAATTCCGTGGGACACATCATTGTGATTGCATACTTTTTCCTTGAGTACCTGAACATGCACACTTGGCAAGACCTTGTGTTTGAAAATCACATTGGCGTCTACGCAGACGACCATTTGCATGCTTTCATGTATGGTGAGAATCTTGATTACGAAAACCGCGCACAGGCATACGCGGACTGGGGTTTGCAATTGAAACGAGAAGACGACCGAGTTCAAACGACTCCCATTGGGATGACGTTCCTCGGTGCCACTATATCCACCTTCAGGGGTCGGTATGTCCCAGTGTACAATTTGTCGCGAATTTGGTCAGCAATTTACTACAATCACCTCCAACTTTCTGCCCTCGAGGAACTCGGGCAGTTGGTTTCTCTCCTACTTCTTTCAACATTCAATGGAGAGACAGCATACAACTACATACGGGAAGGTGTGGTTTTACCACACAAACAGTACGTCAAAGAAACGCGGCCCGCCCAGTACACCCTCCAGTTTGCAACGGCACTTGTGCCGACTTTTCAGGAGGCGGTGAATTTCTGGCTTGGGTTGGAATAGACCCCCGCGTTTAAAGATGGC